GCATCGTCTCCGATGCTGACCGTCACCTCGTCGGGTTCAGGTGCGGCGGCTGCAGGGGCATCAGCCTGGGGAGACGGGTCAGGCATGTCTGGTGCGCCCTGAGCCGCCGCAACCTGCTCGCCCTCGTCTGCCTCGGGCGTGGTGTCCTCGTTGCCGTCATGCACCTCCTGGGTGCCATCGGGCTGCGTTACTTCGATTCTGATTCCCATCCGTCTTCCCTCTACTCGCGCGTTACCGGCCGCGCGGATGCCGTTCGGCGTGGTGCCGTTCAGTGCACACTGATGCCCAGCATCCCCAGCAGGTGCCGAGCCTCGTGGTCGTGGAGCGCCATGACTGCCGCGATGGCGTCCTCTTCATCCCGCAGGATTTCGCGCAGCGACTGCACCGCATCGGCCAAGTCCTGCTGCAGCCCCTCGCGGGCCTCGCTCTCGATCTGCAGCTTCGCCAGTTCCCGGCGCAGGCTCTCGACCTGGGCAATCTCGCCCGTGTAGTCCGTCAGTTTGCGCGCGATGCGCTGGGCCTGCGGCTGCGGTGCGGCGTCCAGTACGTCGCGGATGTCCTGCAGTTCCTGCGATGCCTCGGCACGGAACCGCTCCAGACTCGCCTCCAGAATCTCCCGCTCGCGGCCCCAGCCCTCGCCGCGCCTGCGTCTGCCCTGCGCCGCGTTACCCGGCCCGCCGCCGCCCGATGGCGTGACAGGCGCAGGCCCGCCGCGCGACTGCAGCAGGGTCAGGAACATGCGTTAGCCCAGCGACTGAAGCGCGGAGATTGTGGCCTGCGTCTCCGCGATTTCGTCTTCCAGCCGCTCGATGGCGGCCGAGTCGCCAATCGCCGTTGCGTCGGCGTGCTGGCCGTTGAGGTGCGCCAGCCGAGCCTGGGCCAGCTTCAGGAGGTCAGCGATGGTCATAGTTACACCAGGGCAATGAGTTCTTGGGACACCGTAGACAGGTGCGCCTGCAGCAGGATCACGTCGTACTTGTCCGTGCCGTCGAGCGCCGCGTAGGCCGCCATGCGCGATCCCACAGCGGCCACACCTGACTGCAAAAAGTCGGTCGGCGTGTGGGGCGACAGCACGCGGTTCTTGGCGTCGAAGCGGAACAGTTGATTTACCGCCGATGCGACGTAGATGTTCATGTAGGTGAACCGACCTTCGCCGCCGTATGGTGCGTAAGCGCCGGTAGTACCCGCGCCGATAGTTGCTGTGCCCCCGTCGTAGTTAATCGCTGCGGTCCACGTTCCGGTGATGCTGGCCGAGATGTCAAGCACATCCAGCGTGGCCGCGCCGCCTCGGAAGAAGTAGCAAAACGAGTGCCGCGCATTGCGCGCCGGATCGGGCTGGATGCCGAAACTCTGCACCCATATGCCGCCCGCCGCGTTGGCAGCAGGAGCCACGCCGAAGTAGGTCGTGCTCCAGGCGTTCGCCGCGATGCTGTTCGTGCCGTTGTTGATCGTCGCGTCGCTGTAGTTGTACGTGTACACCGTCGTCGTGGCCGTCGAGCGCAGCAGCAGCAGGTTCGGCTGCTCGATGACGTACTTGGCCGACGCAGACGGCTGGGTCGTCCAGGCCGTGCCCAGCGTGTAGACCGGGCTCGGGCCTGCCGTGTGCGAGGCGATGATGCGCCGCTGGCCGACTGCGGCCGGGGTCGTGAGGTCTTGGACAATACGAATCTGGAAGTTCCTGTATTCATTGGCAAGCACCACCGCGTCACCCAGAGACGCCTGGCCGGTCAGGGTCGAAGCACCCGCAGCGGTAGCGGCCAGCGCCTTGCGTACCGTGATGTTCGTGTCGTAGGTGAACGCGCCCAGCACCATGCCCTCACCGGGGTTCATGTTGTGGGGCGTGTACTGCTCGTCCAGCACAATCGCCGCCGAGTCGGTGCCGATGGTGGCGGGCAAGTTGGTGTTCGTGAGCGAGGCGAGCGTGTTCGTCGCCACCTCAAACGAACGGAAAATTGTCGCCGCCAGCGCGCCGGCAGACAGCATCATCACGCGGCCCGAGAGCAGTTCGTACCGTGCGCCGGTTGCGGGCGTGAAGGTGAAGGCGTTGTCCAGCGTGATGACGGGCGTCGTGCCAGCCGTGTTGCCGACGATGAAGCGCTCCTCGGTCTTGCCCGCCGTCGTGTCGATGATGCGCAGCTTGAAACCGTAGTCGCCTGAGCCGCCACGGTTGGCCAGCATGTTCACGCCGACCGCCGTGGGCAGCGCGGTCGAAAGCGTCACGCTCGTGGTGGTCGCGCCCGCTGCGATGGTGCCGACAGCCGCGAAACTGGGGGCAAACACGCTTGCCGCGCCAGCGCCGAACGTGCCACCGAGGCCGGGGTTGACGGCCAGTTGCCACGCCTTCGTGATGATGTTGTAGCGGTTCAGGATCGCCGCGCTGATGAGGTTGTGCACGAATGGATGGCGGCTGAGGTCGCTGCGCATGTCGGCGCACATCGAAGACGCCGCAGCGTGCGCGTTGGGAGACGGGGCAACCTGAGCCCACAGCAGGCGGTCAATGACCTTCTTGAAGTTGTTCGCCATGATCGTCCTTTAGGAGATGAGCGAGCGCACACAGTCGCGCCACGCCGAGAGGTTGCTGCCGCGCGTCAGAAGTTGCGGCTGATCACCGCCGAGGCCGGCGATGTTCGTCACCGCCGAAACGGTCGTGACGGTCGTGACGGTCGTCACCGTTCCAGACTCCAGCGTCGCCGTCACGCGCTGCCGCTGCAGCGAGCGGTCGTAGCCCTGCGGGGCTGACAGCGCGTTGATGATCCGCGACAGTTGGAGGTGATTCTCCTCGTCGTGCACCGTGAGCGTCACGCTCGGGTCGATGCCGGTGATGTCAACGTCCAGCGGCGCGGCCCGCAGTTCGGTGTCCGTCAGTCCACCCGTAGTGACCGCCAGCGGCGTCACCGCCGTAATCGGCAGCGGGTTCGTGGCCGACACATCGACGGCGATACCATCTTCACCGATGCCGAGTTTCACGCGCTGGTGCAGAACCCCTTCGATCTCGTCGGCCGCGACTGTCGCGCCTGAACCTGGGGTGTAGCCTACGTTGTCGGCCATCGCTTACTCCGTCTCGATGCGGGAGATGCGTCCGCGCTCGCGTACCACCCGCTTCGGGCGGCTGATCGCCTCGATGGCCTTGTCAGTGTTGCGGCTGCTCGTTGCCGCGAATTGTCCCACGGCATCGCTCATGCGGCCCACGGCATCACCGATCACGGACACGCTCTGTCCGAGGCCCGCCACAGCCTGCTGCATGGCTTGGGATGCCTGCACCATGCTGTCATTGGCCTGGCGCTCGGCTCGGAGCTGCTCGATCTGGCCATCGGTCGCCTCGACGCGGTTGCGGCGCAGTTGGTTCTCAAGCTGCATCGCCTCAATCTCGAGCGCCGTCCTCTCGTCGATCTGAGGCGTGGCCTGCTGCACACCGGACTGAACCGTGCCAGCGACGGCCTGCTGCGTTCCGCCTGCCTCGCCCACCTTGGCCAGCGTCTCGACGGTCTTGGCCTGCGTGAGTTCGGAGTCTGCGATGGTCTTCACCACCCCGGCACGGGCCTGGGCGGCCTTGGCGAGCGCTTCCTCGGCCGCAGCCTGGAGGAACACCGCATTCGGGTCGGGCTGCGAGCCAGCCTGGGCCATCTGTGCGGCCTCCTCCTCGGTCGGCTTCACGACGCCCATCTGCACCAGCTGCTTGCGGAAGAACTCGGAAATCTCGCTGAGACCCTCGCCTTCCATGTTCATCAGCGCCGCAGCCTGCAGCACGCGCTGTGCCTCGGGGTCTTGCGTCACGGCCATCATCTGCGTCAGGGCACGCACCGTCGCGGCACGCTTGCTGCTCGAGGACGGGCCGACCTCGACGGCAACATCGAACTCGGCTTCGGTCAGGTCGTTCTCGTGCTCAAGTTCTCCCTCGTCGTTCACCATCGGGCGCATGAGTTCGATGCTCGACATCTGGCCCTGCGAGCCGATGCCCTTCATCTTTCGGCCAGGCTCTGCGTACACCTCGCGGGCCATGCCGAGCCACACCTCGCCGGCACGGCGCACGGCCTTGGCGTAATTGCTCATGTAGATGAACGTCTGCATGTCCAGCCGCTGCTGGACCATCTCAACGGCCTTGCCGCTGACGTTGGCGACTACCTTA